AAAAAATTACTAAAGGCAATCTAGTTGCTTCTCAACCAACAATAACTTCCGTATCACCTACTAACGCATTATCAGGAGATGGTTCAGGTAATTATACATTTACAGTTACAGGTACAGGTTCAACAAGTGTTATACAAGCCAGTCAAGATATTGAACTAGACGCCGCAGGCGCAGTAATTGTAAAAGATACTCCTCTTAGATTAGCAAGTCTAACTACCACACAGAGAAATGCACTAACTCCAACCAACGGAGACATGATTTACAACACAACCACAAACCAATTTGAGATTTATAGAAACGGTGCTTGGGAAACAAATGCAACCACAGAATCTTTGGTAGACAGCGCACCTAGCACATTAGATACACTAAACGAACTGGCGGCGGCATTAGGAGATGATCCTAACTTTGCTACAACAACTGCAACTAATCTTGGACTAAAACTAAACACAGCAGATTTTACAAGCACAGCAAATACTTGGTTAGCTACGCAATCCACAACTAATGTCAGTGAAGGCACTAACTTGTATTTCACAAACACTAGAGCCGATGCTAGAGCTGATGCTAGAATTGCAAACAATATCATTGATGAAGATAGCATGGCTACAAACAGTGCTACAAGAGCACCCAGTCAACAAAGTGTAAAAGCCTATGTAGATGCTAACGCAGGTGGCGCTG